CCGCTGAAAAGAAAGCCGCTCTGGCTGATCTGAAGACGGCAACCGTCAACCACAACGCCAACATCAAGAGCATCAGCGCAGCGCTGAAGGAATCCGAAAAGGCACTGGCCACTGCCAAGAAAAGCGCTGACGCTGAGATCAAAGCGGCGGAAAAAGCTGCTGAAGCTGCGCGCAAAGCAGCAACAGTGGCTCTTGCAGCGGTTGAGAAAGCGCATGCAGCAGCTGTTGCCAAAGCCTCCAAACAACAAGAAGCTTCCATCAAGGGCACTGAAAAGCTCGAGATGAAGCGCGCTGCTTTGGAAGCCATGGTCGTAGCTGCTGCGCCGAAAGCTGCAAAGGCAAAAGAAACTGAATCGGCTTAACTATGAATCCAGCGAACGAGACCTGGAAGCCGGTGGTCGGATACGAGCAAAAGTATCAGGTCAGCGACCTGGGCCGTGTTCGCTCTATCGACCACTGGGATGGCAGACGCCGTGTAACTGGCAAGGTCCTATCCCCAGGGACGCGCCCTTCGGGGCATACGACGGTATGCATAGGTAGAGGTAACAGCCAGTCAGTGCATTCGCTTGTATTGCTGGCATTTATTGGGCCTGTTCCCGAAGGGCATGAGGTCCTACATCAGAACCACATTCCCTGGGATAACAGAGCGTGTAATCTGAGATATGGCACCCGGAGCGAAAACCTCAAAATGGACTACGTCGTAGGGGTGAGAGTCACACCTACGCAGTGGATCAATTCAGATAACGGAAAAAGAAGGAAAAAATGAAGCATATCATGCTCGATCTGGAGACCTTGGCTACTTCGGCCGACGCCTGCATCATGAGTATCGGGGCCTGTAAGTTCGATCTCAATTCTGACGCTCTTGACGATCTCGGCTTTTATGCCAGCGTGTCGATTGACAGCAACCTGGAACTAAAACGCCGTGTCAGCGAGCAGACCCTGATCTGGTGGATGAAACAAGGGCATGTGGCCCAAGGCGTATTCCATGAATCCAAGCAGACTCTGCGCACTGCGCTTGAAGGTTTGGTCGATTGGATTGGCGATGGTGAGTACATGATGTGGAGCAATGGGGCTGATTTTGATCTGCCCATGATTGCCCATGCGTTTACCCAGTTGGGCCTGGAAGTCCCTTGGATTTACTGGAACAGTCGCTGTTTCAGGACTTACAAGAATCTGCCTGGCGCAAAAGCCATCAAAGTTCCATTTGCTGGCACCAAGCACAACGCTCTGTTCGACGCGGTCCATCAGGCTCGTACCACACAGGCCATTCAGGCAACGTTGTTCCCACCGGTGAACGCAAAAACGAAAGCAACAGCATGAGCGATCGTGATTTATTTATTGCCATGGTGCTTGCCGCCATGAGCGCTGGCCGAACAGACCCCATTGGTGACGCGATGCGCCTGCTCGAATCATTTCAAAAACTTGACGAAAAAGGAAGCATCCCCCAATGAGCAATATTGACGACACCCTGGCCGCGCGCGGCAATCGCTACGGTGAATTTGTAGACCATGCCGAAGTTACCCAGAGCATCAAGTGCGCTATGGCCAGTGGAAACAACTGGGATACGCTGCCTGACGACATGAAAGAATGCATGGAGATGGTAGCTCATAAATTCGGCCGCATTCTCAACGGCGATCCGTACTACATTGACAGCTGGACGGACATCATCGGCTACACCCGGTTGGTGGAAAAGCGGCTGATCGCTGAAGCTGAGCCGGAGTTGGGCCAGGACGAGGACGAAGACCTGGGTGAATGCCCATGCAGTGTCTGTACTGCGCGTCGGGCAGCTGAGAAACCCGAAGACGGTCCAACCAGTGCTGATGTGGTTCAGGCCTTGGCCATACTGCTCAAAGCCGGCGTTATCAAAGAGAGCGATGAGCAAACAGCCTGAAAACGTGTTCATCGCTGCGGTTCACCGGCATTTGCCGGCTGAGCTTTACAGGATGAAGAACCACAATGCCTACAACGGGGGTATCCCCGATTGTTGGTATAGCGGTCGCTTAGCGGATTTGTGGGTCGAATATAAATATACGATCTTACCTGCCCGAGGCGATACACTGATAAAAATCACTTTATCCGAACTTCAGAAAGAGTGGTTAAGGTCGCGCTATAAAGAAGGACGCCAAGTTGCAGTCGCAGTGGGCTGCAAAGAAGGTGTCGTATTATTTGATGGGTGCGACTGGGATGATGAATACAGCACCGATGACTTTAAGAAACTCGTGATAACCCGGCAGCAGCTCGCAAAAGAAATTATGGAGCGCGTTGGGTAATCGCGCCCCTCCACAATTATTTTTGCAGGAGCATCAACATGAAAGAAAGTGAAACTGGGCTGGTCCCCGCACTCGAAGCCGCTTTAAGGGCAGCGACAACGCCGCTTGACGCCCAGGCTTTATTTGACATGGCAGCGATCAAAGAACACGCGGCGTCGTCGTCTCGTGTTTCGGACTACCTCGGCAACTTGTGGCGAAAGGGCCTTGTCGTACGTCTCCCAGCACCAGAAACCGGCAAGGGTAAACCCCGCTGGATGTACGAGTGGAAAGGGCAGAAGGGCGCCAAGTACCTTGATGCCATCGAATACACGCCGAAGGTCCTGGCTGATCGACCGTCAGTTCTGATCACTGAAGATGGTAATGTCATTACGCTGGAATTTCCGAATCTCATCATTCAGATCAGGCAGAAGCCCGCCAAATAAAACATGGCCCAGTAATGGGCTTTTTCACGCCCTATGAATCGACGATCTAAATACGAGCTATTGACAGAAACAGAAACAGCTTTCGCTGCCCAACAAGGCTGGGGGCTGCACCATGTCTTTGACGGTATGTCGTGGCGGGTCATGATTTTGGGCAACCCCAACGCCGAAACAGCGGGGACTTATGTCATCAACCAAGCCCGTGCCGGTAACGGCCTGGCGCAAAAAGCACTGCAGCTGATTGCTGCGAACAAAGGAAATTGAAACATGTGTGTTATTTCTCAAATACTCGCGGACTGTGAATCAGACGCGTTCACCATTTCGGTACAGACAACGACTGGGGTTGTATTTAGCGGCGAACTCGGCAAGGTCGATGAAACATCGATCACAGTGCACCTCGATGGGGTCAACTCATTTGACGTGGTTTACATCAACAAAGCACACATCGTGTCCGCGCAGATTAAGTCAATATGAGTCTCTTCAAACCGACTCTGGCAGTCAACGCTGACTTCAGCAAGATCAGGTACCCGGTGTACGCATCACCTAAGCTCGACGGCATCAGGTGCAGCATCGTGGACGGCAAGGCTCTGAGCCGCACGCTCAAGCCGATTCCGAACAAAGCCATTTATGAATACCTGAGCGACCATCATCTCGACGGGCTTGACGGAGAGCTCATCGTCGGATCACCCGTCAGCGCAACGGTCTACAACGAAACCGTCTCGAAAGTCATGTCCTTTGACAAAGGGCTCGACAACGTAACGTACTACGTGTTCGATCTGCACAACCACGCGCAGCCATTTACCCAACGCAACCTGGCACTGCGCAAGTTCAATGACGCGAAGGCCCAGCTACCCATCATCCATTTGGAGCAGAAATGGGTTGGCACCGAAGACGAGATGCTTACATACGAGGAGCATTGCGTCGGGCTCGGGTACGAAGGACTGATCCTGCGTAGCCCCGATGCGCCTTATAAGTTTGGGCGCAGCACGATGAAGGAGCAATTTCTGCTAAAGGTCAAGCGCTTCGAAGACAGCGAGGCAGAAATCATTGGTTTTGAAGAGGAGATGTTCAATGGAAACGAAGCAGAAACAAACGAGCTGGGGCGGACTAAGCGAAGCACCGCAAAAGCCGGTCTCATCGGCAAGTCAACTCTCGGGGCCTTCCTGGTCCGTGACCTTAAAACCGGTGTTGAGTTTTCAATTGGAACTGGACTTACAGCCCTTGAACGACAGTCCCACTGGCTCAACCAAGAACACACCCTCGGTGGTTTGATCAAGTACAAATTCTTCCCTGTGGGCGTCAAGGACAAGCCGCGGCATCCGGTGTTCTTGGGGTTCCGGGACCGGAGGGATTTGTGATGACTCGTGCATCAGACTACTCCGAGCGTATTGACGACCTTATTAATGTCGCCCAACGTGGCTACTGCACCCCGCAGGAGAGTTCATTTCTTAGCGACCTCGACGAAAAATACGAAGCGTATGGCGAGGACATGTTTTTATCCGAATCCCAACATTCCTGGCTTGTATCCATTGCAGCCAGAAAGAAACACTTACGATCATGAGCAATGAAATCAATGTACTCAACCACGGTTCTGTCAGGCTCGTGGAGCACATGGGGTCTGACTTATCCATTTCGCGTTCAGCCCGTGTTTCATATAACGCCGACTGGCGCTCTGGTGGCGATGACGCCAAGCTCATCGACTACCTTATCAAGAACCGCCACACCTCGCCCTTCGAATCTGTTGTATTCACATTCGAGGTAAAGGCTCCGATCTTCGTGTTCCGTCAGTGGCACCGTCACCGGACCTGGAGTTTCAACGAAATTTCAGCCCGGTACTCTGAGCTGCCCGAGGAGTATTACATCCCTGAGGTCAGCCAGATCACGACACAGAGCAAGTCCAACAAGCAGATGCGCACGGATGTGGAGCATCCGCGAGCAACCGAGATGCAAGACATGATCTCGCAAAGCTGCCAGCTAGCATTCGGGGCCTACCACGAGATGATCCATCTTGGCTGCCCCCGGGAGCTGGCGCGCGGCGTGCTGCCGATGAACACGTTCAGCCGGATGTTCGCCACGGTGGACCTGCACAACCTGTTGCATTTCCTCAAGCTGCGCCTGCACGAGCACGCTCAGTACGAGATCAGAGTTTACGCCCAGGCCATGCTGGAACTGATCGAACCGATCGTGCCGGTGGCAGTGGCTGCTTGGAAGCGTCATGAACTACAGGCGTAACACTGACAACACCGCGGTGGTGGCTCCAGCTGTTCACTGGATGCCCATCGACGAGAACACACCATTGGGAGTCAGCATGTGGCTGATCAACAAAGCCTCTGGCGTTAGCCAAAAGGGCATGCACTTCAAAGGCGACACCTTCTTCGACCACTGGTTTCCAAACCCAACATTCCCGAAAGACATACCATGCTCTCCGTCGAAAAACTAATCACCATGCTCGACATGCAGGACGAACTCAACAAAGCGGTCAATCCTGATTGGATGGCAGCTGGGTATCCATGGCACCGTGCCATCATGGTTGAGTCGATAGAGGCGCTGGAGCACTACGGCTGGAAGTGGTGGAAGAAGCAAACACCCGATCTGGCCCAGGCCCGGATGGAGCTGGTTGACATCTGGCACTTCATGCTGAGCATGGCGCTCGAAAACTCCGGTGGCGACCGCATCAAGACAGCGTGGATGATGAACGGGTTGTTCTATGTCCCTGAAAAGCCGACTGACAAGGGTACGGTAGTGCTCTTTGATCTGCTGGCCGGCTATGCTGCTGAGGGCAAGATTTGCATACCCGCGTTCATTCACTTGATGCTGGAGCTTGATCTGTCCTGGGACCAGCTCTACACCCTCTATGTCGGCAAGAATGTGCTGAACAAGTTTCGCCAAGCTCATGGGTACAAGGATGGGACGTACCGTAAGGATTGGGATGGTATGGAGGACAACGTCTGGTTGTCGCTGGTCATGGACAGCAATCCGGGCGCCACGCCTGAGCAGTTGTACAGCGCTCTAAACGCTCATTACGATACGTTCTTGTACAACCAGCAATGATCCAAGCGCCGCTGCGCATCCTCAATCTTGTGGAGGCAGCGGCGCTGCTGCGCGTCCACAAGACCACCTTGGCCGATCGTGCCAAGTCGGGCCTTGTGCCCGCTGCGAAGGTCGGGCGTGCCTGGGCCTTCATCGAATCTGACCTCATTGCACACCTCCGGGAGCAATACTCATGTCCATCTATCGACGCACCGGCACTGACATCCTATGGATGCGGTTCACCATCCCGGGTTACCCACGCGTCCGCGAATCCACTGGCACATCTGATAGCAAAGAAGCGGAGCGCGTTGAAATCAAGCGCAAGGCCGAGGTCTTAAACCAACCAGCTGCGCTCAAAGGCAAGACCTGGAACAACGCTGTCATGAAGTGGGCCGAGCACAAAGACCCGTCATACACCGAACTGCTGGGCATCCAGAAGTTCAACCAGTTCTTCCCCGACCGTATGCTCGCCACGATCACCAGTGAGATGGTCGAGTCAGCACTGAAGAAATTTTGCAAGACCGCGGGCACATTCAACCGGCACCGCGCGCGCGTGCTGGGCATCCTCGAGCTGTCAGATGTGGCGATCAAGCTACCGATGCGCAAGGTCAAAGAGAAAGAGCGCGACTGGCTGACCCACGAGCAGTGGGATGCCCTTCGCGCAGAGCTGCCGCCCCACATGTTGGCCATGGCCACATTTGCCATCACGACTGGACTTCGCCAGGCCAATGTGCTGGGGCTGCAGTGGTCGCGCGTCGACATGAGGGCAGGGCGCCTTTGGGTCGAGGCACCAGACGCCAAAGGCAAGAAAGCTATCGGCATACCACTTTCGATAGAGGCAATCAATGTACTCAAAACCGTACAGGGTCAGCACCCTGAGTTCTGCTTTACGTACCGGGGCAAGCCGGTCAAGGAAATCAAGACAGCTTTCATTGCAGCCTGTGTCCGTGCGGGCGTTGGCGCTTATACGGATTCTGGAGGATACATGGGGTTCACGTGGCACGGCTTCCGCCACACGTTTGCCACATGGCATTTTCAGGCAGGGACGCCTGATGCAATTATTCAGAAACTGGGTGCCTGGAAATCAGCGTCGATGCTCGACAAGTACCGGCACCACTCGGTGCGGCACTTGAGCGACTACGTCAAGGGACGCAGTGGATGCGTGGGACATCAATGGGTACACCATAAATGCAAGTCCGCTCGACCAGCATGCGCTGACTGTGGTGTGGCTATGCAACCATCACGAGCGTTTGCTTAACTGCGTCAAGATGGTTCTCGACGCAAATGGCGACTTTTATGCTGTTGACTTCAGCGAGCTACGTGCAGCCCTTAAGCAGTCGGACGACGCAAATAAAGAATACCTGCGCAAACGTAAACTGTGCCAGCAAACTGTGCCAATCGAGCGCAATCTAATTATTTCTAACCCACTTCTCGAGGAGACCTAAGATGAAGCGATAACAAAAAAGCCATTGAAGATCAATGGCTTAAGTGGTG